AGACGCGACACGCCGCAGTGAGTCGGCGCTGTCGTCGTTCGGAACCAGCGCGCACCGCATGGTTCAGTCGATGGGCATGGCTCGCTTTGCCCTGATGGACTTGCACGACGTCTTCCTGTCCCTGCCAAAAGCGATCCTGGGCAGCGCCGGCGAGATCGAGCGCCTGACGAAGCTCATGGAGGGTCTGTCGACCCAGTCCGACGCCACCAAGCGCAAGCTTGAGGCCGCCTCCAGCGTCAAGTTCGTGTTCAACATGGCGCAGAACGCGCCATTCGAAGTCAAATCCCTCACCGACACCTTCGTCAAGCTCAAGACCGGCGGCATCGACCCGACCAACGGGTCCATGCAGGCGCTGGTCGATTCGGTCGCCAAGTTCGGCGGCTCGTCCGAAGAGCTGCACCGCGCAAGCATCGCGATCATGCAGATGGCCGGCAAGGGCGTTATCTCGATGGAAGAACTGCGTCAGCAGCTGGGCGAAGCCGTCCCGAGCGCGATGGCAGCGATGGCCGTCGGCATGAAGATGAGCATGGCCGAGCTGAACAAGGCTGTCGGCGACGGCACCGTCGCGGCAACTGGCGCCATCAAGAAGATGTTCGCCGTCATGAGCGTGGACAACGCCGGCGCCGCGGCCGCGATGATGACCACCTGGTCCGGTATGCTCGAACGCCTCAAGACCCAATGGGAAATGTGGAAGCTGGGCGTGGCCGGCGAGGGCTTCGCTGACGCTGCCAAGGGCGGGCTGCAAGAGCTGATCGACCTGATGCGCTCGCCCGAAGCTGCGTCGTTTGGACGTCGCGTAGGGGAGAGCCTGACCGAAGTCACCCACAACATTCTTGATCTCGCCCGAACGATCAAGGAGTATTGGGGCGAAGTGAAGACCGGGGCCGAACTGATCGCGATGGCCTGGGTCGGATCCAAAATGGTCGACCCGATGACGAAGGCGGGCGCCGCGCTGCAGGGCTACTACCGCAGCGTCACCTCCGGCGCCGCGAACGTGCGCGCATCGCTTGCAATGGAAGCACAGGGCCGGCGCGACCTGATGATCGCCAACGCGACGTTCCTGGAACAGACCATCGCACAGAACGAAGCCGCGATCGCATCGAACCAGGCAACGGCCAATGCCAACCGCGCCATCCGTGCGCGCGAGCTGTCCGACCTGATCGCCCAGAACCGCGCGATCCTGGGCGTGTACGCCGCCCGCACCGCCGCGAACAATGCCGCGATGGCTGCGGCTCTGCCATCGAACTCGCCGGCCGTCGCTGCCGTCGCGCGCGGCACCGCAACTGCCGCCCAGGATCTCGAGGCCCAGGTTCTCCTGCGCCATGCTGACGCCGCGCGCGTCGACCAGGCGGAAATCACCCGCCGCACCGCCGCGCTGCAGGCCGAAAACGTCGCGATGGCACAGGAGCGCACCTCCCTTGTGACCAACACCGCGGCAATGACGACCGATTCCGAGGCGCGCGCCATTGCAAACGCCCACCTGGAAACCTCGGCAGCACGCTTCCGCGCCCAGGCGGTCGCCGTGACCGAAGCAAATGCGGCAATGGCGATGATGCGTGCCGCCGCGACCAGCGTCGGCTCCGCCCTGAGCAGCATGATCTTCTCGATGGGCGGCCTGGTGACGGCGATCATGGCCGCCGCATGGGCCTGGAACTACTTCTCGGAGAAGGCAGAGAAGGCGGCAAAGGACGCCAAGATCGCGTTCGACACGAAGAGGCGACTCGAGGAAGGGAACTTCAACGAAGACACCCTGAGCGCCAACGAACGGGCGGTGAAGGCGCGCAAGGACCGGATCGTCGAGCTGACCGAATGGAAGGTGGTCAACAAGCGCAACGGCTTTGAAAACAGCTCGATGTACAAGGAGAACAGCGCCGAGCTGGACAAGCTGCTTGCCGAACAGGATACGTACGAGAAGAACCTCGTCGACGAGCAGAAGAAGGTCGCCGAGAAGAACGGCGAGGCCTCGGCGCGCGCCATGGTCCAGGGCTGGTCGGATGGCCTGACCAAGAGTGCCGCTGCCGTCACGGAAAAGACCAACGAGATCACCAAGAAGTACGCCGACCTGAAACTGGCACATGGCGGCAAGCTCACCAAGGAAGAGGAAGACAAGCAGAAGGAAGAACTGTTCGGTACGAAAACTGACTACCTTCAACAGTCGATGAAATATTGGGACGATCGCGCTGCGGAGCTGAAATCCCGCATCGCCAACGCCCAGAAGATCATCGCCGACGCCAAGAGCACGAAGAAGCAGCAGGCCGAAGCCCAGCAGGATCTGCTCAAGCTGAACTCGTCGGCCCCGCTCGTCGCGGAGCAGCGCAAGAACGCTGGCCAGCAGCTGCTGGACCTGCAGGCGCCGAACGACATTCTCCCTGGCAAGGGCAAGAAGCACGAGACCACCGACTCGGTCCAGCGCGAGCTGGCGTCGACCGGCGTCACCCTGGACAAGCTGCAGTCCACGCTTGAGGCGATGAACGACAAGGCGATCGACATCGCCGCACTGCGTGCCGGCGTCGACAGCCACATCGAAGCGATCATCGCAGGCGACAAGGAAAAGCACGTTGAGCAGAAGCACACGTCGGCCGAGCGCGCGGCACTGGCGCAGGCGCTCGAGGACAAGGCGCTGCTGGACGAACTCAAGAAGCGCTACGGCGGCCTGGCGAAAGAGCGCGCGGCGATCACTGACCAGTTCATTCTCGCCAACGAGAAGATGCTGACCGGCAACTTCAACCTGGAAGGCAAGACCAAGGAAGAGCTGCAGGTCGACGTCCTCAAGGAAACCCTCAAGAGGATGGAGCAGGACACCTCCGTCAGCAAGGACACGATCGCGAAGTACAAGACGGCGCTCGAGGACGCCCAGGCGATCCTGAACGGACAGAACTACGTCAAGTCGGTCAACTCGTTCGGCGCCAACAAGAAGAGCATCGAGTCCCTGCAGATCGGGAACATCGTCAACGACAAGGAACGGTTGAAGGCACAGCAGGCGCTCGAGACCCAGGCACTGCGCGAGAAGTACGACGCCCAGATCAGGACCGCGACCGACGCCAACGGGATGCGCAAGAAGCTGCAGGAGCAGTACAACGCCGAAGAGCTGGCCCTGGCGCAGAAGCACGTCAACGAAATGAAGACGCCGCTGGAAAAGCTGGGCGAGCAGTGGGCCGATGTCACGAAGAATATGGAGAACGCGACAGCCGACTGGGCGAACAAGTCGATGGACGCCTTCGTCCAGATGGCGATGACCGGCAAGTTCCAGTTCGGCGACCTGGTGAGATCGATCCTGGCCGACATCCTCAAAATCCAGATGCAAAGCCAGATGAGGGACGGCATCACTGGAATGGTGAAGGCCGGCGGCGACTGGGTCATGAAAAACATCGTGGGCGGGCCGAAGTCCTCTGGCGCCGGAGCCGGTGGTGCCGATGCCGTTGCGAACAAGGGCGTGGAGCTGCTGGGCGAAAAGTCAAAAGACGCCGCAGAAGCGATCGGAACGAACCTGAAAGACTCGGCAACCAACGCCGCCATGGGTATTGCCGAGCAGCTGGTGGGCACCACTGCCAAGATGAGCGCCGACCAGCTGGCGACCATCGCGATGACCGGTCTGTCGGCCGCCGCAGAAGCCGCCGCAGCTGCACTCATGTCGGTTGCGGGGTCGAGCGCAGCATCGTCATCCGGTCAATGGGTCGAAGCCGGCGCAGCGGTGGCGAACTATCTGTTCGCAGATGGCGGGATCATGTCGTCGGCCGGTTCGCTCCCGCTGCACAAATACGCAATGGGCGGGATCGCGACCACCCCGCAGGTGGCGATCTTTGGCGAAGGCCGAATGAATGAAGCGTACGTCCCGCTGCCCGACGGCCGCACCATCCCGGTCACCCTGAAAGGGCAGATGGGCGGAGGCGGCGCGCAGGGCGCGGCGCCGGCCGTGCAGGTCAACGTGATCAACCAGACGTCCACGCCGGTGAATGCATCGCAGGGCACGCCGCGCTTTGACGGCCAGCAGATGATTCTCGACGTGGTGCTCACCGCAGCAAGTACGCCAGGGGCATTCCGCTCCGGCATGAAGGAGGCAATGAAATAATGGCAAATCCCGTTTTCCCAACCCTGGCCCTGACCAAAGGCGGCCAGGACTCCAGCCAGTTCTCGATCAAGATCGAGGACGTGGCCCTGAAGTCCGAGATCGAGGGCGGCTACGTCGTCACGCGCGCGCGCCACACGCGCACGCCGCGCAAGACGTTCTCGACCGCCTACAAGAGCATTTCCGATGCCGACCGCACGACCCTGCTGTCGTTCTACAACACGGTGGCCGGCGGCTCGGTGATCTTCGACTGGACCGACCCGGTCGACAAGATCACGTATCAGGTGCGCTTTACTTCCGACCTGGATTTCAAATACGCCGGCCGTGGCACCACGAAGCTGTGGGATGTCTCGTTCCAGATTCAGCAGGCGTAGATTGTAAGTAAGTCGTGACTTAGGTATAATCGCCGAATGACCACCTCACTTTCCGTCGCCAGCATCATCGAGAAGAACCGCATTTCCTCGGAAGTGCCATGGTTGATCATGCTCGACATCGCGGTAATCGACCCGGTCACGCTTGCCAACGTCGAAACGATGTACTTGGTGCGCAACGTCGACCCGGTCACGTACAACGGTCACACGTACACCCAGGCCGCGTTCGACATCGAGTTGAAGGCCCGCGCGGGCGAGCAGCAGAGCATCCAGATCACGATCAAGGATTACACGCTCGCGGTCCAGAAGAAGATGCAGGACTACGGCGGCGGGGTCGGTTTCAACGTCACGATCATGGTCGTCAACGCCGGCAATCTGAGCCAGGCGCCGGAGGTGATCGAATACTTCCAGGTGACGGGCGCGGAGACCGCGAACTACGTCTGCTCGTTCACGCTGGGCGCCGAGAACAACATCACCAAGACCTTCCCGCGCCGCCGCCAGACCAAGGACTACTGCCAGTTTCGCTACAAGGGCGCCGAGTGCGGCTACGTCGGCTCGATGCCTACGTGCGACCTGTCGCTGGAAGGCCCGAATGGCTGCCGCGCACACGGCAACGTCGTGCATTTCGGCGCGTTCCCTGGCATTAACTCGCGCGACACCCGCTATGGCTGATTTCTCGGATCTGATTGGCGTGCCGTTCGAATACGGCGCGCGCGGGCCTGTCGCGCTCGACTGCTACGGCCTGGTGATGGAGTGCGCGCGTCGGGACGGCGTCAATCTGCCCGACTTCGGCAGCGCGTCCGACCAGCCGACCATCATGGCAATGATGACGGCAACGCTGCCGCAATGGCGCCGTATCGAACCGCGACCGGGCGCCGTCGCATTCATTCGCGTCGGGCGCTTCAACGCCCATGTGGGCTACCTCACTGGCCCGCACCACATGATTCACGCCTGGGAGAACTCCGGCGGCGTGTCGATTGTCCGCCTGGCGGATTGGCAGCATCGCATCGAAGGTTATTACGAGTATGTCGGATAAGAAAAAGCGTCAGGCGAAAAAGCACCTGATCCCGGTCATTCGCATCCTGAACCCGTTCAACCCGGCCGAGCGCGAGCAGACCGAGCTTGTCTGGAGCGGCAAGAAGACGCTGGCCGATTACTTCCCGGTGGTCGAGAAGGATCCGGTCGTGCTGTCGGTGTCGGGCCGGATCGTTCAGCCCGAGCAGTTCGCCGTCACCTACCTCGACAAGACCGACAACGTCGTCCTGTGCCCGATCCCGGCCGGCGGCGGTGGCGGCAAGAGCATCCTGATGATCGTGGCGCTCATCGCCGTGACCGTCTTCACGGCAGGCGCGGGCGCTGCCGTTGCCGGCGCAATGATGGGCACCGACGCGATCGGTTTCGCCGCGGCCTATGGCGCCGTCGGCGTTGGCATCGCAAACGGTATCGTCACGATGGCCGGCTCGATGCTGGTGCATGCGATCTTCGCCCCGCCCAAGCCTACCGCGCCCAAGGTCGGCGAGACCTCGTCCTCGTACGGCATCGACGGCGCCAAGAACACGTCGATCGAAGGCATTCCTGTTCCAGTCACGTACGGCCAGTTCCGCACGGGCGGCAACATCGTTGGCACCTATACCACCAACGACTCCGACGACAACCAGACCCTGTATATGATGATTTCGGCGGGCGAGGGTCCGATCAACTCGATCACCGACATCGAGCTGAACGGCAATCCGCTCTCGGACTACCACGACGTCGAAGTGCAGACCCGCCTGGGCCTGGCGCCGCAAGAGCCGATCGACTGGTTCAATCACACCATCACGCCGATCAACAAGGGTCAGAAGCTCACGACCGACTGGTTCTACACGACGACAACCGGCAACGTCGACAAGTTGCGTCTGGACTTCTCGGCCCCAGCTGGCATTTGCGAGATCGATTCCAAGAGCGGCGAGTCCCATTACCACTCGGTTGCCCTCGACGTCGAGTTTCGGCGCGCGGGCGACGCGACGTGGCAGACCATGCCCCTGATCACGGACATCGCAGCCTGGAATACCGCCGTGTATCAGGACGGGCAGTGGAGCGACAAGTATGGCGACCCTGTCGATGATCCGGCGACACTCGACTATCTTGCGCGCAGCGGCCGCA